TTCCAGGAACTCCGTCAGCTCTTCGCGAGTAGCGGAATAGAAAGTGACGTCATCAACGCCTTTGAAGTATTTCTTGATGGTGCCGACACGCTTGAGGCCGAGCATCGTGCAGTAAATCTGACCATGCCGGAATTTGCGCGCGGCGAATGAGGTAACGCATTGCACGTTGAAGTTCGCCAGGATGAAACGCCAGAATGCCAACCCGATTTTCTGGCTGAATCCTCGCGCCTCTTTCAGATACATCGCGTGGCAGTCGAAGGTCATCGGCTGAATTTCGTGAAAGTAGATGATGCCGCCGAACTGGCCATGCACATGCACTTCGAAATAACGATGTCCGGGCTGATAATCGAACCCGTCACCGTTATTGCTACCGGCGATGATGTCGGGATGGTTTCCCACGGCCTCAATCAGGTCGATGTTCCTCGTTGGTTTGAATTCAATCATCAGTTAATCAACCCGTGTGCTCTGGCCATATCCTCGAGCGCCTTGACTCGCTGACATGCCGCTTTAAGAGCATCCGCTAACGCCTGCACCTCTGACTGCGAATATGAAGCGCTAATGGTATATGACTGATCTGCGTTGAACGCCCCCTTGTTTGCCGTTCCGGTTGCAGCCGTCCATCCAGCTTGCTGAGCCCCGACGACCTGAATGCCTGCTACCTTGTACGAAACTGCGTTCATGCTTCCGCCGACTTGCAACTTGTCAGTGGTTGGTGTTGCTACGTTGCCTACGAGGAACGAACCTCCAGACGCTTGCACCGACTGGCTCGTTGAAACCGCTTTCGATACCGAGTTGGTTTCCAAGGTATTGATGTCGCTTTCGGCGGTATCCAGCCGGGTGTCCAGAGCCGATATATCGTTGGTGTTTTGCGTGATTCGCGTTTCGTGATCCGCCAACTCTGCTTCATTGGCCGATATGCGTGTCTCATGATCGGCAAGCTCAGCCTCAGCGGCGGTGATACGCTGCTCGTGATTTACTAATGTGGCTTCCGCGGCGGTAATGCGCTGCTCATGGTTAACGAGCGTTTCTTCCGCGGCGGTGATCCTCACTTCGTGGTTATCGAGCACAATATCCTGCTCGTCATTCTTGACCTGAGCATCGTAAGCGCCTTGGCCAGCTTCGTTGGCCTTATCCGCAACCAGGCCAAACTCAAGCCCCTGCTGAATAACGTAGAGCAGATAGGGTTGCGAGAAGATTTTTTGGGGCAACAATGTCGCGTCGATGCGCGAAGCTTGGATCGTCACGGGGTTTTTGAGGTTATCGTCTGCCATTATTCGACCCTTATAGTGCAATCGCTCAACGTCACCGGCGAGCGAGTGACGATCCGAACCTTAAACCCGATATTTTTCCGCACTCGCCCTATGCGCCGCCACAGCACCCGCCGGTCGTAGATGAATGGAGCATCGTTGCCAACGAGTTGCTCACGGCCGTAGTTGATTCCGTCCGCCGAGGCGGAGATAAACAACCTTTCAGCGTATTGAGAAACCCCAGTCGATGCCTCGAGTTGGAAATCGAAAACCCTGGCGTTATCCGCTTTGAACATTGGGGTGTAGAGAAGATGTTCAGCCTGTTTATCGTATTGGGCTGAAGAGTCGAATCTCAGAGCGCCAGTAAGTGATTCAAGCTTGTCGCCGACGCTAATTCGGTTACCTTCGAACATATAGTCGATCGCCCGATGAACATCGTCTCTGAGACCTGTTTTTAAGATGCACCATTGCGGCCCGTTCTGAGACGCAGCGGCGTCGTAGCAAAGTACATGCCGCGGCAAATGAACCAACAGCAATTCATGCCCGTCAAAGCGAACGCTCTCTAAGACGCCAGTAGCCAACTCTTCTGAGGTGTAACTCCGAATGACTTTTTCCACGCTGGCCGATGCAATTGGCGACGCCTGCCCGCTGTTGATAAGGTAGATTGACGGCGCCCCCGTTGCTTGGTGGCTGATAAACGCGAACGATTCGCCGAATATGGTTTTGCAATACGTTCCAGCGATGCCTTTGTTTACCATCAGAGACGGCTGCGCCACGTAAATAGCCGAGGACGTGTCCGCCGCTCCTGTCAGCGAGAAATATTCAATTGTGCTGCTGCCAAACATCACGACAAAATCGCGCCAGATGCCGCAGCCAAGAATTCCGTCTGGTTGACTCTCGGCGCTGTAGAACGGACGGAACCGGTCTGGGTGCGATTCGTCTTCGAGATCGGTAACGCCGAATGTTTCCGTGCCATCCTTCACCCAGATATAACGACCCCGAGAACGACATACGTCGCGGACTCGGCCGATATCGTACTGGGGGTATTTAGTCACTATCTCCGCGATTTCTTGAGTGACAACAAATTCAGAAGCGTTAACCCCTGTCACCCCGGAAGGGATGTTCAAAGTGTATTCAATCGCGACGTCGGTTCCCGCATTCGGCACGCCGGTGACTTTTAGGTCGGTAATGTATGGCGCAGTCGTAGAAACATCCTGGGATTGGTTAGCGCCCCACTGCGTTTCGGTGATTTCCATCAAAACGCCACTGGCGCCTGTTGAAGTTTTCGGAGTGACTTTTATCAGAAAACTACCCACAGCGTTTTCAGCCGTAACGCTAAATTTATTGCTGGATGCCGTGCCGTCAGTGGAGACCCAATCCTTAACCGGGTTGCTTTCCGCAGGTGTTACGACTTCCTCTGGCCAGTTCTGCAACGTTTTAACAGTGCCATCGTAGCGATACATCGTTAACAGGCCGCTGGCGGCGACTGATTGGCTTACAGCACTGTGCGCCAAACTTACCCTACCATCACCGGGGACAGCGCCGCGGTCAGTCTCTCCGCGATAGAGTCTCCCGCCCAGCACCCTATAGACGATGTTTTCGGCAGTGTTGAACTGCACCCCGCGAGAAGTTCCTGCTACGCTCGCCTTTTTCGCCACGCCAGGGAAGGAACGAAGATAGCCGGCGGCATTCAGCACTTCTTTCGGCGTCGCCAGCATATTCACAGGCAGCAAATCGACGTAATCAGCATTGCGGTAGTCTTTGCCAAGGCCTTTGGCTAATGGAAGCTGTTGGATTGGCATTTATTACCTCACATTGCAGAGTCATCTTTCTGGATGTAGAAGCGGTTCCAGGTGAACGTATTTTTGTTTCCACTACCTCGAGGCATGTCATTCCTGCGCTCAAGGGGTGGAACGGTAGTTAATACGATGCAGATTGATTGGTACGATTCGTCAGCCTGGGATAGAAGTTCAGGCGATGGTTGGATTACGTTATCGAGGCACATCTGCACAGCTAGCTTTAGAGCCACGCCATCATTTGCCCAGGCTGGGATGCCCGAGTCGTCATCAGGAAGTGGTTGCTCAGTAAACAGATATCCAAGCTCAATACCTTTTACTTGCCACTTAGCCATCATGTCTTCAAGGTCAGTAATTGAGTCTTCGATTGCCTGAGGCTCGGCGTCTGTTAGCGTGGCATTTGAATACAGTCCGGCCTTGCGCAATGCCTTGAGGACTAAATCACCCTTTGTTTTCGCCATCATCTACTGCCTTAGGCTTGCGGCCTGGTTTCTTCCGTTCAGGTTCTGCAGATTCAGTGTCATCAGGATGGCTCTTCCAGCCAGATACCAGATGACTGGACACCTCATCTTCATCAACAATCACGTAATCAAGATTGAATCTTCCGCAGGTGATCATCGTGCCCGGCTTGTAGAGCATCGTTTTCGACATGCGTCCTCCAAAAAAATAAGGGGCCGAAGCCCCTCTCGATTACTGGCCGGCGATAACCAGACCAACATACTCAGGAACCAGAACCGAGCAGCCATACAGAGTTGTAAAGCGCGCGGTAGTTGAACCTTTGATATGGTCGAACGCATACGACATGATGAGCGTTGCACCCTGCTCAGTCGTAGCAGTCATTACCTGCGGGCCCTGGCCAGTAGGGAATGCCAACTTCCCATACATCAGCTCAACGGAGCCATCTGCCCAGAACAGGTTGGCTGGGGCAGCGTTGTTGTTCAGCAGAGTCAGCGCCGCGCCGTTAGCTGCGTTAGCATCAACGTTTGCATAAGGGCGTGAAGGCACGTCTGCGTTGTTTGGTGGCAGGATTTGCGGTGAGATAGTGATGGTAGTGCCGCTTACCGCCAGGACGCGGAAGGTCTGCAGCTGACCAGTGGTGTCCTTGGTGATCTGATGCACCGAGTTAACGCCAGCGATGGTGAAAGCATCGCCAACCTGCAGGCCAGCGCCAGATACGGTGATAGTGCCTTGACGGTTATCTACAGGCATGCCATTGGCATCTTTGGCGACCACCTTATGTGCAGGGGCTGCAGCAAGAGTGATTGCTGTATCTGTACCAGCAGGAACGCGGCCCGAGATATCGGTTTTGTAGCTGTCGAAGCTAGCCACTGGAGGGATCTGCGCTTTCTCGTAGGCTGTCAGAGTGACGCCCTGCGCATACGCACGCATGCCCAGCTCACCAGCCAGATCTTTGTAGTTGAACGGGTTCCAGAAGCTACGGCGGTTAATGCCTTGAGGCACACCGATTGAGGTCATGATCGCATCGATGCCAGCGGCTGCGTTCCACAGATCTCGGCCTTGTCCGCCAGAGGTGTTGTTTGCCATAGCCACAACGTTTGTAGCGCGCTGAGTTGCTGTGGTGATCAGGTCAGAATCAATCTGTGCCGCCAGGCGCTGGCCCGCCGCACGACCTGCTTCGGTTTTATGTTCCGGGTCACGCATTTCGCGAGCATCCAGTGTGTAAAGAATATTCTTCGGCTCTTTGAATACCGAAGGCACCAGGCGCTGAACGAGATCTGTTGGAGTCTTGCCGGTCAGGTCAAGGCCATCTTCTACGTTCATGTGGTAATGCTGTGGACGATAAATTACATCGCCTGCGCGCTGCATTGATGTGTCGCCAGGGCGGAATTTCTTGGCGTTGCGGGAAACCACGCAGGCAGCTTCAAAGCCTTCCACGTAGTTTTCAAACATGATCTCAAGGTCTTTTGCTAATTGGTTAGCCATTGCATTTGCTCCGATAGGTTATTTTTTAGAACGCTTAGCCGCGAAGTACGGGCTCCAATCGCCAGTCTCCAAAGCTTTTGCTTTCAATTTGTCGAGATTGTTGATTACCGCGCCATTTCCGCCTTTTACTTCTGGGACGGTGGCCGCGGTTGATTTTGGTTTTGGCATTGTTTTGGCCTTTGATTCGATACGTTCGATTAATCGACCTACAGCTATGGGGTTGGTAGCTGATGCCAATTCACGGCGGAGTTCTGCATTGCGACCTAAAGCCAGCACCACCATCTCAGGCTTTTCAGCCTCAAACAGGATTGCGTTTTGAATCTCGACAGGAACCTCATCCATAACCAACTGCTCAGCGTCTTGGTAACCTGCCACCTTCACGGATTTGGCTCGCTGCTGGTAGTTAGTTAACTTCTGCTGATACAGCTCTTTCTGCTGCTGTTCTTGGCGTGATTTTGCTTGCTGCTGGATTTGGTATTGCGCGCTATCTTTCGACCACTGATCTAACTTTTTCTGGAAGATCTCCTCGTCATAGTCGATACCCTCATCGGAGAGCTTCGGCATTTGAGGTGGTTGATTGATAACTTGCTGCTGAGGTTGTTGCTGAGATAAGCGGCGAAGCTCTTTCAGCTCGCGCTCTTTCTCTTTAATCGTCCCTCGCAGATGCTTAACAAGGCCATGATCTGCTCCTTCTTCGCTGGAAGGCGACCCCAGCATTTCATCACCGAAATAGAACTCTTCTTCGTCATCATCTTCCGATTCTTGATGCTGCTCAGTGTTTTGAGATTGCTCGCCTTCATCGTCTGAATGCTGACCGGCATCATCTGGAATTTGCTCAGATGAGTGCTCTTCAAGTTCTACTTCTGGTGATTGTTGATCTGCCTGATTGTCCATTTTTACCCCTGATTTACTCGATGTTATGCCCATCGGAAGGCAATAGGTTTCCCGGCCTCTTAATGACGACCATCTTTGATAGGTTGATTGCTGTTACTGAGGTTGCGGCTGTTGTTGCGATGAGTTCTGAATGACGCTAGCAGCATCCATGCGCTGTGAGTGCCCCTGCGCCTGTCCTTTAAGCACCAGCTCTGCATCAGCGCGGGCATTATCTCCGCTCTGCTGTTGGAACTGACTCAGTAATTTCAGGGCTTCCCTGATATCTGATTTCTGTTGGCTGTCAGCCGTTGTAAGAATCTTGACGACATTGGCAGCAGCTACTTGCGCATCGGTCTGCGCCTGGAATGCTTTAACCTGAATTGCCGCTTGCTCGTTCTGCGCTTTCTGCAGTTCTGCCTGACCTTGCATGAGCACACCTTGAGCCTGAACCATTGCCGGGTCTGGCTGATTGGCTTGCTGTTGCTGAGCTTGAGCAATCATTTGCTGCTCTTCAGGAGTCCGTGGCTTGATAACACCAGAGAGAAGCAGCTGATTACGGTTGTACTCTTTCAGGTCATCGATACCCTCCCCATCCATGTTGTCGAGAATCATGGAGGAGACGAGGTCGTGCTTAGGCGTACCAGGAGGAATGAGCGCAAGCATGGAGAGCAGAGATTTAACAGTGGCATCACGACGAGTGGAGAACGACTGGCCGACATCTACAGTAACCTCGTAGTTGCCCTGAGATAAATCGTTGAGTGCGACCTCTTCACCAGTTTGGCGATCGATAACCGCGCCATTCATCAGCGCTACGTCATCAGTACCATCCTCGTTAACAATGCGCATCGGTGTGTCACTGCCGTACACCTCGCGCGCCATGGAAAGCCAAACTACGCCAGCACGGCGCATGGATTTCGCCATGTTGTCCATGTAGATATAGGACTGCGTATCCATGCGGTTAAAGATGCTGTCCACTGTGTCTGTGGCGACGTTGCTCGGTATGTTCTCGAGCTGAGATGCGCCGGTGATCTGCTGGATAGCTGTGCCGGTGTACTGCAGGAGCCCAGCCAATGCCGGTGGCATTTGCGTTGGCGGCGTATAGCTGCTGACCTGTGCTGGAGCAGTGATTTCACCTGATTTGTTTTTCAGGCTGACCATTGGCAAGTATGCCGGTCTTTTCTTATTACGCTCTGCCCAGTGACCAGCAAGCGGTCCAGGAATCATGTCAACATCTACTACCGGGATTCCATCTCCGCCAGCCTGTGTGGCATTGTCAGCAATCATGGAAACCATCAAGTTTTCCAGCCGCTGAGCATCCATTGCTTTTGCTGCGTGGCCTTCAATTCGCTCCTGATTATCTACGAATGACCGGCGACCATAGACAGGTATGAGCGGAATGTGCTCGCCTGGGATGCGCTTCGGTTCTTCCAGCCATTCAGCCCCAGACATAAGCCCGCAGTAAACACGGCGCTTCTTGACCTGCCGCTCACCAAGCATCTCAAACTCGCCATCTTTCAACTCGTCTTCGATGTCTTTAATCTGGTCTTCATCATAAACCGCTGTAGAGCCGGTGATAGGGTTGCGCCAGGCGCTTAGCTTCACCTTTTCGATACGGACTTCATAGTATCGAGCGATGTAGATAGCATCTGGAGTTGACCAGTCATATTGCGTTCCTGAGTCGTCACGGCTTAGGCTCGCAGCGGTAGAGTCTGGATATTCATCCTCGAATACCTTGGGCGTCATGGAGAACATTTCCATGGCCCACATCGCATCAGAGCGATCGTATTGCTTGCTGTCTTGGTCAAAGAAAACACAGGTGGCAGGGTCGTACACTGGCAACAAGCTAATGCGTCGCTGATCGTTGCTAGGGTCCATCTCATCTTCGTAATCGGCGCACATGCGCCAACATCCGAAGCCGCCAGTTACCGCGTCATCAAAAGCGTTATCGCATGCTTCGCCACCAGAAGTTTCTTCATAGTCGGCGCGGAACTTGCCATTCATCTTTTCAGCAAGAGCCTCAGATGCCTGGCTATCTTTTGGTCGGAAGCGCACACTGATGCGGTTCTGTCGATACTCGCCAATAATGCGATCACACTCGCGCGCAATCTTGTTCAGCTCGAAGCGCGGGTAATGCTCGAATCGACCCTCATCGAATGAGTAACCTGCGTTGGTGCTTCCTTCCCACTGAGCCCCGGACACCCGAACAAAGCGCTGAGCCTCAACGATCTGCTCGCGCATGTCCTGTGTCGCTGACCAGGCATTGTCGAAGTTGCAGAGCGCCTTACGATGCCAGTCGTCCATCTTTTTATCGTCTGCCATCATCCAACTCCACAAGGTATGTTGTAGTTTGAGTAATCAGCCTGGGCGCTTACATCTGGGCAGTGCATGCACATCATCAGAGAGTCGGCCAGGTTAGGTGACGGGATGCCAAGCTTTTGCTTCATTTCAACTTTAGTCATGAGCTCAAGCTTCCCGTTGCCGTTAAATTTGCGTTGGATCTGCGTGAGTTCAGCGAATGCCTTCTCAAGCATCTTCTCGCCGATAGCTTCCTTGTCGAAGCTGAGCATGCCGTCAGGATCTGCATACTCACCATGCACAACGGCGCGATACGTCAGATAAAGCCTGTCTGCCAGGGTGTAGTAGAACTGCGCGCGCTTATTGCGGAACACATCTCCAATGGTGCGGATGTTGTCGCCCTGCACCACTTCATCAGCCCACGCCCCTGATTGATACGGCGCATCCTCATCGAACGGGGATTCGCTACCCTTGAACATGGTCGCGGTGACTTTCTTCCCGGTGAATGAGTCAGTAACCTGACGACGTAGACCAGCACCTAGGCCGTCACCATCCCAGAGGAAGTGATCTGCGCCGTCGTTAATCGCCAGACCGGTTGCCCAATCTGCGCCTTCGTTAACATCGACCTGCTCAGGCGGCTCGGCAATACGCTTCACCACGGACCCATGCCGCATGGCATAGCCTTTGGCATCCGGGCCGGTGTCTGACGGGTCGTGAGAAGCAACAACAGCTCCTCTCGCTTTCCAGCCGAGCTTCTTGTGCGCATCTGTGGCCGCTTCCAGCCATTCACGCTTGATGATTGCCATATCGCTTGCGCTTACCGGCTCTCCGAGCCATATGTGACGATAGAGAGTTGGATTGCGCCGCTTGCACTCTTCCATCTCCAGTCGGAGAACTTCAGGGAAGTGTGGATTATCGGTGTAGTTAACCGTCAGTAGACAAATGTCATCAGGATGGTCGACAACGAAGCGCTGATAGGTATCGTCGAGAATATTCTTCGGGTTGAAGCTGACCCAGATTTCAGAGTTAGGCTTTCGGATGGTTGGGATAAGGATGTCCCATGATTCCTTCGTTACTGCCTCGGCCTCTTCCACCCAGCAGATGTCGATGCCTTCGAGTGATTTAATCTTCGTCGGGTTGTTCTTAATGCCGTAGAACATGAATTCAGCGTTAGTGCCAAGATGACGAATCATCGATCGCTGAATTTCGAACTCAGCTGCATATCCTTCGCGCTCGATTGTGTCTTCAAGCAAGCGGATAACAGAATCACTGATACTGTTCTGTAGCTCTCGAGCACACAGGATCCGCACTGGCTGACGCCTTGAGGCCTCAATAAGCAAACGAGCCATCGCCCACGACTTTCCGCTACCTCGACCGCCCTTAGCGACCTTGTAACGATGCGCATTGATGAACGGATGGAAGATAGGGTTAATCGTTGTCATTTGCCGAATAGAGTGCTCATTGGTGAGGTTTCAATCTGGATGGCGCCACCATCTTTGCCGGTGACCTCATGGTCGTGCTTATCACGCCACTTATCTTTCTGCCGATTCTTAAGCCAGAAGATTGCCGCGGCAGTATCAGGCGGGTAGTACTTATCGAGTGCCGTCTCGACGATTTTGTTGTCGACAACACGAATGTCGACATCAGGAGCAACAAACCCCATAGCCCTTTGGTAAAGACGATCGGTGACGTCCCCGTCAGCAATAGCCTTCCCCTTTTTTATGGACTCTAAAAACTTCGGGTGCTCTAGCTTCCAGTTGTTGATTGTGGCCTCGCTAACCTCGAAGAAGTCAGCGAGTTCGGCGTCGGTGTAGCCCAGCAAGCACAATTTGCGAGCCTGCTCGGCATACGCCTCTTGATACTTTGTTGGGCGAGCCATAATAATTATTTCCCTTTCTTCTTGCCTTTACCGGCTTTGCTCATAGCAATGGCGATAGCCTGGTCTTGTGGCTTGCCTGCTTTAACTTCGGTAGCGATGTTCTCGCCGATGACCTTTTTCGAATTACCTTTCTTCAGTGGCATCTCAAACTCCTGTCGGGAATAAATCCAAAGCCTCTGTGGCTTTTCTGATTGCTATATCTGTACGGGAAACAACGCCTGAATCGCTCGGGGCGTTAGAATAGCCATCACGGAATAGCTCGTACTTCAGTCTTTCTCCGCCGACAAAGGAGATTGCTTTTCCTGCTGCGGTGGTGTCACCCATAACAAGCCGAAGAAGCTCAAGGTTCATGGCTTGCACGTCAGTCATTCCTACAATATCTGCCATGATTGGCTCCAGTTGTTTGGTAAAAGCCATTATCGAAGCCACTCAGTGAATGGCTTCTGTAATCGCTTAAATTGTCTGCTGAAGTTTAGAGCCGCATCCGCGGTTGATAACCTCTACCGTCTTACCTTCAATGGTAGTGATATAGGCGTCTACTTCCGCGCCAATTTCGAAGCAAAATCTTTCATCCTCTCCAGTAACGCAGCCGATCGCATCATTACTGGTCAATGGAGAATATCTCTGGATGGTAAACCTATTGCCGAGAGCAATAACCTTAGTGATTTCAGATGTGTGTTGTTTCAGTGCGTACATAGTGATTCCTTATTAATTTATGCGTAGATTTCGCAGCATCAGCCACACCTCTCGGAGTTGCCTCGCCACCTCCGTCTTTCCGGCTGCCAAAACGTGATCACCTCCTGCTAGGTAACACAGTCTTATTCCTCGTCGGGTGGAATTCATTTCGCCAAGCAAACCTGATTGATGTAATCCTGTAATCCGGAGATCTGCTTGTTGGCTATTTCGATTCGCTCTCTGAGGGTGAAATAATCCCGTTGAGCGGCGTAAGTAAGTCGGGGGCTGGCTGCATCATCCATGCCGGAGGGCTTGGAGGGTTGGCATGAGGCTGAGACGCGCAGCTTGCGAGAGCCAGTGGCAACATCACGCTGCAAATCAGCAATCTTGCTTTTCGCATCTTCAAGCTCCTGCGTTCTCTGCAGATCGATATCGGCTACTGCTTTCTGTGTTTTGTTCTGCCACTCGAGCTGGCCAGATAGCTGCTGCTTTTCTTTCTGCAGTGCTTCTTTGTCATGACGTAGCGCTTGGTTGCTAATGGCGAAGTAAGCCAGAAGTCCAAGCACTAATGCGATGATTGCAGCTTGCCAGTGCTTAAGCGGCCAAGTCATGACAGAAACAGCGAGCGTTCACGCTGCCTGCGCGGAAGGAGAATGTCCGGATCGTTTCCTGCTCGTTTCCATGCCAGGAACTGATCTGCAGCACCGACATAATCTCCACCCTTAAGCTTGCGGAGCAGTGTCGAGCCGTTGAATGCTGATGCGCCGATGTTGAATACCAGACTGCAGAGAGCATCGTATTGATTCTGGTTCAACGTGACATTGGCCGTGTTGATAGCCCGCTCAGCCCACTGCAGGTCAAAGCGCAGCAGGTCGGATGATTTCTCTTTCGAGATAGTCATACCCATTGCAACAGGCTTTCCATCAACCAATCCAGTATGACCGACACCGATCGTGGGGATGCCGCGTGTGTCTTTGTATGCGGAGAGCTTTTCACCCTCTTGGCGCTTCAGGAAGTCGATACCGTTATTGCTGATTTTCATCACTAGCACCTACTCGCTTGCTGAT